GTTTCTCACCTCATCACCGATCTCCGTTGGGAAGGAAATGATGTGGTAGGAAAGGCACAAATTTTAGATACTCCTATGGGTCAAATCGTAAAGGGTTTGCTTGAAGGTGGTGTTAATCTAGGTGTCTCAACTCGTGGTATGGGTAGTCTTGAGCAACGTGGCGATGCCATGTACGTCAAAGATGATTTCACTCTGAGTACGGTTGATATCGTACAAGATCCATCAGCACCGAACGCTTTCGTTAATGGAATTATGGAAGGTGTCGAGTGGGTCTGGAATAACGGAATCCTGACAGCACAAGAGATATGTGAAGAACAAGAGACTGGATTCGAACACGCTCCTGTCGTGAAGAGCTATGATGGCAATTCACAGATACGAGAGTACAAGAATTTCCTCTCATCATTTAAGAAAAGTCTATGATCAAGGAGACAATTATGTCTGAAGACACAAACGTCCGCCTCGATGAGAAGGAATCTCACCCAGATATGTCTTACGACAAGAAAGGTGAAGAGGGTCCTGCACTGGCAGCTACCGATAAGGCAGCAAAGTCAGGCAAGAAGGCCCCCGCTCGTAAGGGAGACAAAGGAAGCAGCGAACCAATGCCAAAGAGCAAGGCAGGCATTGTTAGCGATATGTATAATCACCTGAATGACATGAGCAAAGAAGAGTTGCAAGATGCTTACAACTCTATGATGGGTATCGAAGAAGAAGTAGAAGAGCAAGAAGTTCTTGTTCCTCGCATTGCTACTGAAGCAGACTTCTCTGAAGACCTAGATGCTCTATTCAATGAAGAGGCAACTCTTTCAGATGATTTCAAAGCAAAGACTGCTGTGATTTTCGAATCCGCACTCAAAACTAAACTCGCCGAAGAAGTCGTGCGAATCGAAACTGCTTATGAAGAGAAACTTGAAGCTGAACTTATCAGTCAGCGAGAAGAGTTTGTCGAGAAAGTAGATTCTTACCTAAACTATGTCGTTGAGCAATGGATGGAAGATAACAAACTTGCCATCCACCAAGGTCTGCGTACGGAAATTGCTGAAGGTTTCATGAACAACCTGAAAGGTTTGTTTGTCGAGTCTTACATCGATGTTCCAGAAGCAAAGGTTGACCTTGTTGATGACCTGGCAGAGCAGGTTGAAGAGTTAGAAGCACAACTCTTTAATACTACTACTAACGCCATTAGACTGAGTGAGCAAGTTGAAGGACTGAAGCGTGAAGCAATCATCGCCGAAGCATCTTCTGACCTCGCACACACTCAGACAGAGAAGTTAGAGTCACTTGTAGAGTCATTGGACTTTGAAGACGAAGATACCTTCGCCGCCAAAGTTGCTACAGTGAAGAACTCATACTTCAAAACCACTTCAACAGAAGTAATTGAGGAGTCCGCTGACGAACCTTCCTCTTATGAAACTGAAGTTGAAACTGCTCCCACCATGGAGCGATACTTGTCTGCTATTCGCAAGACAAACCCTCAATAAACAAAAACTAGGAGAATTTCAAAATGGAATCTGTAAATTTTGAGTCGCTGGTTGAAAAGTGGGCTCCCGTACTGAACGAAGAAACTGCGGGTCCAATTTCCGACCGATACAAGAAGCAGGTAACTGCTGCAATCCTCGAGAACCAAGAGCAGGCAATGATGTCTGAGAACTCACAAGGTTCTTTCTTGGCAGAGACCCCTGCTAACGCCACTGGTTCAGTTTCTAACTGGGACCCCGTACTGATCTCATTAGTACGACGTGCAATGCCTAACTTGATGGCATATGACGTGTGTGGTGTTCAACCAATGTCTGGTCCTACTGGTCTGATCTTCGCCATGAAGTCGCAGTACAAGACAACTGTTGCTGGTGTTACTGCTGATGATGAAGCATTGCACAACGAAGCAATCAGTCCTTACTCTGGTGACACTACTGCTACTCAAGCAACTGGACCTTCTGGTCTAGACGGAGTTGCTGCGCCAGGTAACACTGATAACCCCGACTTCGGTGGTGGTATGTCGACTGCTGATGCTGAAGCATTGGGCAACACTGGTAACGCATTCTCAGAGATGGGATTCACCATCGAGAAGGCAACGGTAACTGCTCAGTCACGTGCTTTGAAAGCAGAGTACACGATTGAACTGGCACAAGACCTGAAGGCTCATGGTCTGGATGCTGAAGCGAACTAGCAAACATCCTGTCTGCTGAGATCCTTGCTGAAATCAACCGTGAAGTTATCCGAACCATCAACAGTCAAGCAAAGATCGGTTGTTTGCAGGCAAACACTGCTGTAAACGGTGTCTTTGACCTGTCTAACGATGCTGATGGTCGCTGGTCTGTTGAGAAGTTCAAGGGACTGTTGGTTCAACTCGATCGTGAGTGTAACGTAATCGCCAAAGAAACTCGACGTGGTAAGGGTAACGTAGTCATCTGTTCTTCAGATGTTGCTACTGCTCTGACTGCATCTGGTATGCTTGATTACTCACCTGCTCTGTCTACCAACCTGCAAGTTGATGATACTGGCAATACTTTTGCTGGTGTACTGAACGGTCGCATCCGTGTCTACATCGACCCCTATGCGGTTGCTGACTATGTCACTGTTGGTTATAAGGGAACTAACCCTTATGATGCTGGTGTATTCTACTGCCCATACGTACCTCTTCAGATGGTTCGTGCGGTTGGTGAGAGTGACTTCCAACCACGTATCGGGTTCAAGACTCGTTACGGTATGGTTTCAAACCCATATGTAGGTGCTACACCTGCTAACGGTTTGGCAGCAGTCAAGACCAACCAATACTACCGCATCTTCCGTGTGGACAACATCCTCGCATAAGATTGTAGTATAAAAGTTTCGGGCACAACTGAGTACAGAATGTTACAATAATAATAACACCGG